GCATTCATTGATAATCACCTTGTAATGGATTTCTGGAATTCAGTATATCCTATTATTTCGTCTTCAAAGAAGTCAAAAATCTTTATAGCCAGTACACCGAAAGGTACAGACAACTTATTTTACGATTTATATCATGACGCTGTCGAAGGTAAAAATGGATGGCACCCTGAACGTGTTGATTGGTGGGAGGTACCAGGGAGAGATGAGAAATGGAAGGCGGATACTATAAAATCACTCGGTAGTAGAGAAGCATTTGATCAAGAATTCGGCAACTGCTTTATTCAATCTGGTGAAAGTGCTGTTAACGAATCTCTTTTTGACGAGATGAAAGTTAATTGTACCGAACCTTTATTTGTTTTCGATGAAGGTCACTATCAATTATGGGAAGAACCGAGTGAAGATCAAATTTACGTAGCTGGTGTTGATATTAGTGAAGGCGTTGGATTAGCTGCAAGTGTTATTCAAATTTTTAATTTTACCGATCTTAGAGATATTAAACAGGTTGCCACATATCATAACCGCACTATTAGTCCAATTAACTTTACAACAAAATTATTAGAAGTACTCAAACACTGGGGATCACCTCTTGCTTTAATTGAGAGAAATAATTGTGGAGCTCAGGTTGTCGATCAACTTAGAACAACACATGCCTATGAGAATATTGTATCATACGGTGCTAAAGCTGGTAATTTAGCCTCAAATAAACCAGGTGTTTTAGCACATACAAATACCAAGTATAAGGGTGTAACAAATATGAGATACTGGGTAAATGAGTTAAAAAGTGTTAAGATTCGTGATCTCAAGACATTAAACGAGTTGCGTAATTTCATTAGATATCCAAATGGTACATGGGCAGCTAAACCAGGATCAGATAACTGGGATGATAGAGTAATGAGTATGATTTGGGCTCTGATGATACTCGATGATGAAGTAGTAGAAAAATATTTTGAAGTTACTGAGCGTGATGATAATAATAAACCATTAAAATTAAGACAACTCGATTATGGGATTAAATATTTCATGAATCCGACCTCCATGTTTACAAACGAGAGACATGGCGATCAAAATTCACACTTACCAATCCTTATTCAAGGCCCTGATAATCAAAGAGAAGATTTTGACATGATGGATCTTGAACAACAAGGCTGGAAACTTTTATCATAAAAAATGTCTAACGCAGTAACATATCTACAGAGTCCATTTAATAAAGCCAGGAAAGATAAATTTCTGCTTGTATTTGATGTTCCACCTGCTTTAAAAAAAATATCAGCAAAATTTAACCGTGATAATAACACGATTATTCCTGATACAATGCAATTTTCTATTTTTGGCGGTATAACCCCGACAATTGAAATACCGGCTGTGGATACAAGATATTCAGGACAGACATTATCACAATCCAGTCATACACGCTCGGTTTACGAACCAAATACAGTTAGCTTTACAGTAGATAATCGCTTTAATAACTACTGGGTATTATATACATGGCTTAATCTGCTTAACGATGATAAGGCTGGTGTATATGATAAAAATAATTTAACCGGAAATGCCGTTAATAATAATCCAATAACACCGTTTTACTCAAATTATGAATATCAAACGGATATTTCCATTTTTGCTTTAGATGAATATGAAAAGCGCATAGTTGAATTTGTCTACAAACGCGCTTTCCCAACAGCACTAGGTGGTATTAGCTACAGCCACAGAGACGAAGGTGAAATTGAAACATCTTTTACATTCAAATACTCACAAATTCTTGTGAATCTTATAACTTCTGATATAGAAAATTTCTAAATACCGAAAAGTTATACGCAAGAAATATAAATACTTTATATGGCTAATCGAATTATTCAAAGTCCCGGTGTACAGATCAGCGAAGTAGATCTATCACTAACAGCGGCAGGTTCACCACCAACAACAGTATTTATTCCAGGGTTTGCTCCTAAGGGCCCCGCAGGTGATGTTGTGAGTGTAAGTTCATTGTCGGAATTTGAACAAATTTACGGTACGCCAACAAATGCAGCTGAGCGTTATTTTTATCACTCTGTAGCTGCCGTTTTCCAATCAAATGCAAACGTACAGGTTTACAGAATTCCTTACGGTGCTGGTGCAGGTCTCGGTACATCAACAAATTATAGTGCATTAGTCTATCCAGTTGTTGCATCAACACCATATAATCAAGCATACTTTACAACAAATAGTCTTTCAGCACTCAGTACTGTATCAAATTTTGCATACATTGCTGATACGTCAGCTGGAACATCAGGTTTAAGTTCATTCGGTGTAACATTCTATTACCCAGCCACTTACACTGCTACACCGACACTTTCAAGTCTATTCAATACTGTAACAACTTCTGTAACAGCACTCGCTGATACGACAGTATTACCGCTTTTAACCTCGGTTTCAACAGCAATTAGTAATACACTTTCCTCTGGTGATACATACAATGTTAACCGTAATACCGGTACATATTACCTCGGTCAGCCAATTCACTATAAGATTTCAGAAAATCAGTACCTCGCTATTCAAAACGGATCTGGGTTTACTTGGAATCAAGTAGTATCAACATTCAATGCAAATGTAGCAAATACATCTGCAGCTCCAACACTTGATATTTCAAGCGGTACATCACTCGGTAATATGGGTATGATTGTTCTCAATAAGAGTCAGTCATCAATTAACTCACGTTTCGAAGGTTTCTATATCGGTGCAATTGATAATACAAATCACAATCCTGCAACACCGTTTAATGATGTTAATCAGGTTCTTTCAGTCAACAATACATCAACAACAATTGGCTTCGGTCCTTCTGCTGATTATGTACAGATTCCTGATGTAAGACTTAATTTCGCTCTCTCTGCATCACCTACAGGTGTGACAGGTAGTATCTCCGAAGTACTCGAGAGTATGTCAACATTTGATATCTCTACATTAAATTACAATGACGTTATCTCACTCGGTGTATTCAAGCTACGTCAATCAGTATTCTCACCTGACACAATCGCACTTGATTATGTTCTTTCTGAGAGTTATGTTGGTTCACTCGATTACTACAGACAAATTAACAGTACAACCGGTGGTAGACCAGCAAGCTTCTTCTTAGGTGATATTGATAGTGGTTCACCTAATATTCAGATTCTTGTTAACCCTTACATCTCCAATCAGACAAAGGGTACTTCATGGTTGAACCTATCCGGTGTACCGAGCAAGAGTGTTAGAATGTTAAATCAATCAAAGATTGCTCCACGTTCTACTGATACAAACGGCTCGTACATCTCACGTATGGGCGCACCTCAGCCTGTAATACAGACTTTAGCAAGTACTCTCGGTACAACTAACGCACTTATCGCTCTTGGTGATTACTCAAATCAAGATTTAACAACAAAGTTAATTGGCGATGTACCAACAAAGGTTAACTACATGTTACAGCAAATTGCAAACGATGAGGTCTATCCATTATCGGTTGTTACAGAAGCTGGTCTCGGTACAGTCTATGCTAACGCACAGAACCCTGCTACATCAGGTTACTTTGATGATGGTGTATATTATGGCGCTGTTCAAGCACTAACTGCACAGAACATCACACAGCAACCACAGGTTGTACAGGATTATCAATCTGTAGCTCAGCAGTTCGTATCATTTGCAACAAATGTTCGTAAGGATCACATTTTCATTGCTGACCCTCTTACAAACATCTTCATTACCGCTAATAACTCCAAGACATTAGACAACCCAAATAATACGTTCTCTGATGACATTTACTGGCCACTACGCAATCAGTTCTCAATTATCAATTCGAGTTACGTTGCTGTATATGGTAATTGTGTAAGAGTTGCAGATGCAGGCTCAAATCGCCAGGTCTGGGTACCGTTCTCAGGCTTTGCTGCAGCAGCAATGGCTACAACAGATACAAATTCATACCCATGGTTTGCTCCAGCAGGCTTCACACGTGGTATTGTTACAGGTGTAACAGACATCGGTATATATCCGAACCAGAAACAGCGTGATCAAATCTACAACCTCTCAATTAACCCTGTGGTATACTTCCCGAACGAAGGTTTCATCATCTTCGGTCAGAGAACAATGCTCAAGCAGCCTAGTGCCTTCGATCGCATTAATGTTCGCAGATTGTTCTTATACCTCGAGACAAGAACCAAGCAGACAGCACAGTTCTACGTATTTGAGCCTAACTCGCTCTTTACAAGAACTCAAGTCAAGAACGTTCTTACACCAATTTTTGAACTCGCTAAGAATACCCAAGGCTTGTACGATTACCTCATCGTCTGCGATGAACGTAACAATACACCTTCAGTAATCGATGACAACAGTCTAGTGGTAGACATCTACCTCAAGCCTGTAAGATCAGCTGAATTCATCCTTGTGAACTTCTACGCAACAAGAACT